GGCCCGTAAGGGCCCGCCGTGCTTATGCGCCCAACCTTTACAAAAGGTTGGCACTATGTGGGATCTATTGATCCTGCATCCTGCTTCAAGGAGGGACGGTCAGATGGTAGAAGTAAAATCTCAGAAATCTAGGACCCTGGTGAATTTATCAGGGACTGGAACTGAGAGGGTGTTTCAAGGCGCCCAGTTAGTGGCGACCAACAAACTACCTTACTCTATCATCGGGAAACAGACGACTGTTTCCGGAAATCATCCGGAGTGGTACATGCTCAAACGAGCCATCGCTAACGAAAAGCGCCGCTTGCGGCGCCGCGTTACCGATGATGACCTTATGGGTCTACGTATGCTCCAGAATTTGGATGTCGGCGGTAGTTTCTATACTCAGGCCCAAACCTATGTAAATAGGATACCCTCTTCGAGGGTATTTGGGAACGGTACAGGGACTTACTTTGCCGATTATGAAGGTCCGCAGTTTCCCCGTTACAATCAAGTAACGGCGAATAGCACGGTTTGGCAGTTAAGTGCCCAAAGCATAAATGATCAGCTTGCTGTTCTTTATGCAAAGGGTGCTACTGCTATCGCGCGATGCGCTCCAACAGCTCCAAATTACTCCCTCGCTACAGCCTTAGGGGAGATCAGGAATGATGGGATTCCCATGATTCTTGGTTCTTCCTTTCTCAAAGTGAGGAATATGAAGCAGTTGGCTCACGCCACTGCTTCAGAATACCTTAACCTAGAGTTCGGATGGAAGCCGTTTATAGCTGACATCCGGAAGCTGTGCCAAAGTGTGATAGATTCTGAAAAGATTCTATCAGACTATGAAAAGAGGGCCGGTAACTTTCATTACCGGAAGTATGATTTCCCTGACCAGGTTACTACAGTTGTAACGAATCTGGGCGCGAGATCTCCATCTCCCGCTCTGAATTCCTACATCTATAGTAACCCCAACGGTGTTCTTTATTCAACCGTGAAAACGGTCGAAAAGACATGGTTCTCAGGATCTTTCAGGTACAATCTCCCAACTAGTAATAATACTAGGGGAGAGATTGGCCTGGCTGCCGCGAAGGCTGAACACCTTCTCGGACTCCGGCTAACACCGGAGGTCCTATGGAACCTAGCACCGTGGTCCTGGCTATCGGACTGGTTCGTAAATGTTGGATCATTAATGACCAACTTTACGGCCTTTGGTACCGATGCGCTCTCGCTTCGTCATGGGTATATTATGTCAAACAAGAAAGTTGACATAACCTATGATCTCCTGGGAGTCACCTTTAAAGGTGGCAATTCAGGCCCCCTCTCTCAGAGTTTCCTAACGGAAACAAAGATGAGAAGGAGAGCGAGTCCTTGGGGCTTCGGCGTGACGTTTTCGGGTTTTACCCCGAGGCAGATCGCCATACTCGCCGCTCTGGGAATAACCCGGGGCGACGTGCCGGAGTAACGCCCATAAGGCGTTGCTACGGGAAAGGTGGCAGGTGGAAAGGCTCCCAAAAGGAGACCGGAAAGCCTGTTGTCTGCTTGGTTTCCTCACAAGTCGTGAGGAAACTCACCTGTATTGGAGACTTGCCGTGGCCTTCGCAGACCCACAATCACTAACAATCAACGCAGTTGCGAATACGCTTCCGCGTACTAGCTCTGGCATTTCCAGTGGTACCTTTTCGAAGGACGACGGAACTGTCAAGGAGATTGTCTCGCATTCCTATGGAAAGCGAACTAGACATTCTCTTCGCGTTGACTTCCAGAAGATTGCTCCCAATCCATTGATCTCGGCCCAGAACATCTTGTTTTCGATGAGTACTTATCTCGTCGTTGATGTTCCGGTAACCGGATTTACGATTGTTGAGCAGAAACAGATTGTAGATGCCCTGACCGGGTATCTCACTGCTTCTTCTGGCTCGAAAGTCACCCAGCTTCTGGGTGGCGAGAGCTGAGTCAGCCTCGTTGTTGACTTAGGAGGGATTGGGCCTCATTATCATGAGGTTTACTCGGGGGATTTAATCATCCTCCGATGTCTGCGAAATGGACATCGGCTAAGGATACATAACGTCTTATTAAGGACGGTGTATGAAAAGCCTGATGTCTCTAGTGCAGGATGTTGCCCAGGAATTGGGCACATGGTGTCGCATAAGCACCACTTTCGATTGTAAAACGATCGAAAGGCGTGTCAAAGATGAAGGGTTATCGTTTCTTACGATAACCTTACCTAACTTTGGTGCTGACCTCCAAAAAGGTCTGGCCCAAGGTAAGGTAGACTCTCAACTCTTCCAAGGCTTTAGCCATGGTAGAGGATGTCTCCCCCTATTTCTAGGAGGTTTCATCGGTCTAATCTTTGACCGTGCAACTGGGCTGCTTCTCGATGACCCGTCGGTGGACGCGATCTTTGCTGTACGTCAGATAACTCTGATGTGCAGTAAAGTAGCTATGACATGCACGCCAAAGCGTGTCAGACAATCCATTGACAAATACATCGAGTGTGAGCAGGAGGTGAAGAATTTTGACGCTCTACTCAGTCCATCTCAAAGAGAGGATTTTGTGCGAGTATCAAGATTGCTATGGGCGGACGTCCTTTCAAAAACCGATAAATCGGTATATGACGGTGACATACTCCCAAAGCACGGACCTGGTTCAACTGCTGATGGACTTAAGGGAAACCATAAGTTCCATCAGACAGAGTGGACCAGAAGGTTGGAGGAGTATTTCCCTCACGGGGAGTTTCTCTTTCCAAACTGGCGCTTTTATGACGCCGACCGTGTTCATCTCCTCGAACCTGGATCTGAGAGACCGGTTAAGGTTATCACAGTTCCTAAAACGCTTAAGACGCCTCGAATTATCGCCGTTGAACCCACTGCAATGCAATATGTGCAGCAGGGTATCAAGGACGATCTCGTGGACGCTATCTCCAGGGATGACATCCTGGGAAGCGTTGTCGGATTCGATGACCAAGAAGTTAATCAATTCTTGGCTCGGCAAGGATCCAGTGATGGATCCTTGGCAACACTCGATTTGAGTGAAGCTTCCGATCGCGTCTCAAATCAGCTAGTACGTCTTCTACTTAAACCGCACCCTCACCTCGCAAGAGGAGTTGATGCTTGTAGAAGTCGGAAGGCTGATGTGCCTGGCTATGGCGTTAAACGTCTAGCCAAGTTCGCGTCTATGGGTTCAGCTTTGACTTTTCCTATAGAGGCCATGATCTTTACGGTCATAATCTTTATAGGTATTCAGTCTAAGCTAAGCCGCCCACTGACCCGACGTGACATTAAGTCACTGAGGGGGCAGGTGCGTGTCTACGGGGACGATATTATCGTTCCCGCAGATTATGTGCGTTCCGTTGTCGAGGCACTTGAAACTTTTGGGTTTAAAGTGAATCTCGGCAAGTCTTTCTGGACTGGCAAGTTCAGAGAGTCTTGCGGCAAGGAGTATTATGACGGTCACGATGTTTCCATCGTGAAAGTCAGACAAGATCTCCCTGCACAACGGACGGACGTTCTGGAGATTATTTCGACTGTCTCTCTTCGGAACCAGTTCTATGAACTGGGTCTTTGGAGTACGACCTCGAAGTTGGATCAGTGGTTGGAACGAGTAATTCCGTTACCGACTGTACTTCCAACATCTCCGGTGCTAGGCAGGCACTCTAAACTTGGTTTTGTCCAAGAAAAGATGTGTCCAAAGCTACATCGCCCTCTTGTCAAGGGCTTTGTAGTGAGTAGCTCCATCCCCGCGCGTAAGTGTGTGGATGGTGATGCCTTGCTCAAGGTTTTCCTTAAGCGCGGCGAATTGCCATTCGTCGACAGGAAACACCTGGAACGTTCGGGACGTCCTCAGTCCGTCGACATCAAGCTGAGGTGGGCATCTGCGACCTAATTAATTATGTCGATCCATAATTAATTAAAATGCAGAAGCCCTGGGCGCTCTCCTATGGAGAGCGTGGGCGGTTTTCAAGGCCGCCCGTGAGGAGATCTAGTATTTCCTCCTAGAGGAAATATTAGTTTCTCTGGGGAGATGCACGGTCGCTAAC